TAAAATATGCAAAGGGGTTTTTTGATTTCTCAGGATCAAAGTTATCTATGTATTGTAAACAATTTTCTATACCATCACAAATCATATCCTCTCTAAACATATAGTTTACAAAATTTGGTTTATATGACAGATGTGTTGCTATTTTTAAAAAACAAGATCCTAGATAATTTGTTACTCTAGGACGGGGGTCTCCAGATTCTTTTGCAGCATGAACTTTCTGACGATAGTCTGATATCGCAGCAAGGAATTCTTTATTATTTACATAGTACTCAGTTTTTTTTCTTTTTGCCATTACGGATGCCATGGATGTACCATTGTCTTGCACTTATTGTAGCAAATATAATGGATTTTGTAAAGGTACTTGACAAATGTTATTTTTACCAGTAGACTAACTCTGTCAAGGGTTAAAGGGAATAGTAGCTACTAGCTTTTCTTATAGATATTCTCTAAAGTATTCTTGGTATCAGCAATTGATCCCAAATATCCTGACTTGCGTGGAAGTTTATTTGGTTTGTGTAGTAATTGTTTACTAGACTGAATCTTTTCCAAATTCTTTTTGTAGAATTCTTCTATAGGTCCTTTTGTCTCAGTGATAGTAATGATGTGGTCTCTAGAAATAATGTACATGTCATCAAAAGATGCCATGACCCACTCTTTAAAAGAAAATCCTACAACTTCTAGTTGACCTTGCCTTTGTTTAGACTGTTCAACTAGAAATGGATTAGATAGTAAAACTTTATCCTCATCTTCAAGATAAAGAACCATGGAGATAACCTCCTCACCTGATACAAGTTTTAATGTTGCTAGAAATTCTTGTTCGTTCATTAGTTTGCTCTAAGGTTTACTTTAATAACTTCATATCTAAAGTTCTCATCATTGTAGATGTTAACTCTTTCGTTTAAATGTTTTAAGGTATAATTCTGACCGCCGATGTCGTCCGCAATATCATATAGTATTGCCATGTCCTTACCCTCTCCCTTTCTAAGAACTCTACCAATTGATTGGAGATTTCTTATCCTAGACTTGGACGGGGAAGCGAATATGATGTTGTGAAGACGCTTAATGTTAATTCCAGTTGAGAAGGTGCCGTAACTGGCAACAATGACTGCGTTTGATTCGGTCTCTGTAATCTTACGAACTTCTTCTCTATCTTCAACTTCTGTTCCTCCGTGCACAAAAAATACTTTCCGTGCATCATCTATATTATTATTTATTAGTTCGTATAAAGGTGTACCATGCTTTTCAATATAGTTAAATAGTACTAGGGTGTTACCTTCTATGTCTTTGACTAGATTTTTGATGAGGTTATTTCTACCTTTATGTTCTACGAGATATTCCATCTCGTCATGATAAGTATCAAAATACTGAGGAGCATGTTTACAAAGTAGGATTTTTATCCTAAACTTAGAGAGGTAACCAGACTTGATTAATTCCTCAGTTTTGGTAACCTGTTCATAGGATCCAAACAATCCTTCCAACACCCATTTATGAGTTTTACTGCCATCAAGAGTACCAGTAAAACCAAACCTATACTTGGCATTGTGTAACTTAGTCATGATTCCCGTAAGAGACTTTGACTTAAATAAATGTGCTTCATCACCAATGACACAATCTATGTCATCAAAATATCTTTTAGGAAACTTGTAGATAGATTGCCAAGTTGATATTATGATAGGTTTATCAGTATTCTTATCCTTACCACTATAAATTTTATGAACATGAGCAGCAGCATTCCACCCGTAAGAAATAAAATCATTGACCATCTGCTCAACGAGGGATGTAGTTGGGACGATTATAAGTATCTTCTTTGCGGTGGCAGCATAGTATCTGACTATGGCGTAGATCATGAGAGATTTCCCAGATCCCGTAGGAGAAAGTAACAACCTACGATTATTCTTTAATGCCTCGTACACTGCCTTGTACTGATAGTCTCTAGGTTTTATTGTAGAGATTTTATCCATGAATACTTTGACAGCAGGAAGAGAGACAAATTTATTGTCATCTACAATGTCTCCATACCAATCATTCTTTTCATACTCTACAACATATTGTTTTTCATTTGCCCATGTTTGTAAATGATCTACTAGACCATGGTAGAGTGCACCAGTAGATGGTGAGTATAGACGTATGGTTCCATCCCAATATTTGTATCTGGGATTCTTTTTTAAATACTTTGCTTCTGGTACTTCAAATGTAAAGTAGTCAGACAATTCTCTGTGGACGTACTCTTCATTAGAATGAACAGTTACATATACTTCATTCTTCTTCTTTAATGTAATATAAGTCATCACTGTCCATTTACAAATTTCTCCCAGTCAATGGCATTCTTAATTTGAAAACCTCTGTTTGATATTTGTTTCATAACTTGATCTAGAAAATATAACATCTGATCTAGATACTTGATCTTTGCTTCTAAGTTAATGATCTCGTCATCAGACTCTAGATAGACCTTCATCTTTTCAGTTGTTTTGATATGAGATCCAAATGGTTTAGCAGCATACGTCTTGGCATCTGCTTCACCAGAGTAATACTCACGTTTTTCTTTTACAAGTTTACGAATTTCAAATTCAAAAGAAGTTTTAATTTGAGATATGTCAGTGTAATGGTTTAAGTATTTATTGTGTTGAAAAGGTATGTTCAACGCTAACTGTCCTAGGTCAGCACTGTATTGTTTGTTCTTAAATTGAAAGTCAACAGCAGAATCTTCTGCCCAATCATTTCTTAACTTGTCAAATTTATTACGAAGAGAATCAAAATTCATAAGGGTTTCAAATTCTTATCACGAATAAAGAACTGCTGATGCTTAAATGTTACCTCTGCAGTAATGTACTCTACATCACTTATTGTAGCATCAAATTGCAAATTTGTCAGTGATACTGGGAATATGTCTTTAAACTCTACTATAAATGCAGGGTTATATTGACTCGTTACTATGTGTAATTGTCCGTTGGTAAGTATGTCTTTTTCTGGTGTTTCTCTTGCCATTTGATCTGCGTTACCATTGTCACGAATCCATTTGTAGATACTATTATAATTTTTTAAATCTTCATCCACAATAAAAGTTACAGAAAAATCCCCGAAGGCAACTCCTCCACCAGGTATGATGGGGATACTCCTAAAGGGACTTGGTACTTCTGTCACTGGCATTTGAATATCAGGAACATTAGCATTTTGGCAAAAGAAATCTACCCCATCAAACTTTTCTAGTTTGAGAAGGAATCCAATTGGATTTAAAAAATTTCTATTTGTGGGTTGTTCCTTATACCACTGGGCAGACATTATTATTCCTAATATACATTAGTATTTAGGGTGTCTACAATTGAGTTACTACTTGTTCTTTAATTGCTTCTACTACGTCTTGTACTATACTTACATCAATACCTAAGAAAGGAGGTATCAGTCCCAGAGTTCTAAAAAGACCATCGGCGAACAGTGCCATGAATATAAAACCAAGAACCATACTTATCTGTCCTGCATTTCTATTGTGTTGATTGATAGCAAATTCTATCATCTCATTGACTTCTTCCTTACTGACCATAGTTTGTTTTTTGGTCGTAAAGTAATTTTTCTTTTCTGTTTTCTGTTTTTGAGAGATTAAATCTCTACCGTATTGAGATAACATGTCGTTAGTTTTTAAGTAGTGTTTAATTTTGTTAGTCATCTAGATCTTCCTCCTCGTCCCAGACGATGTAAGGTCCGTGTTGCATTCGTCTTAACCTCTCAGTTTCTGAACTAAATTTCATGGTCTCTGTTAACCATATAGAAACTTTGATCACCAAGAATATTATCGCTATTGGCGACAAACATAATAATAGTATAGCAGGGGATTGTGTCATTGCCAATACTCATCTAGAACATCAAATGTTTTGTTTAGATACTCATTAGCACCTTTACATTCCCATTCTCCTTTTTCACCAATCTCACATTTGTAATGCAGTTCTCTTTTGAGTTGCATCAACCTATTAGTCATTGCAACTTTGTCTAGTCTGCCATTCATATGTTTTTCTGTATACCTACACTACTATTTAAGCATAAAAAAAGGGATCCCGTAGGATCCCTGTATGTATTTCCTAACATTGTTAGGTTGTTTTCCACAATTTGGTAACACGCATTACCATTATTGGGATTAAGTTAAGTTAGCAACTCTAACTCTTC